CGGATCCGTACCGCCGCCTTCCCGCTGAATCAAATCATTCTGGAATGTGGCATAGGTTCCCCCAGGCGCCGTTGCTGCCGAAAGTGACGCCTTTGTTTGCTGCTGGGTTCGTATTGTTTCCAGCTGTTGTGTAAGGCGCCGCCGTTCAGAAGGTGTAAGTTCACCGGCAAGACGAGCAGCGATGCTAGGAGAAACTGTTTTTGCATTTCGTAAGAATGTTTGTTGATCAGAGTTCGGCGTCCACGTCATGCCATTTTTAGTAGCTTGATCAGAGAGATACCGATTAACATCCTTATATCCAGAAGCCTTAGCAATGTTAACAATGCTGCTGGATATTTTACCGCCTTGATTAACTGCCAACTGTTCATTGGCAATCATTTGGGCGGGAAGATCAACTGCTGTTGGATCAAGAACAGGAGCTGCTTTGGATGAAACTCTATTGGTAATTGCGTCTATGACGTTCTTTGGTAGGGTTGTGGTGAAGGTTGGAGGAACTGTGGATGGAGCCTTGTCGGTGGCTTTTTGAAGATTAGGTGCCGAATGGGTATCCGGATTCCAGTAATAAGCTGAGTTGGCATCACTAAGTTCCTGACGAGCCAAAGCTGCCAGGTCTTGGGAAACCTTAATAATGTTAATCGGCTGATTGGCATCTACCTGGGCCTGGATGGCGCCTTGATATTTGGACATAGCCTTGGCAATGGCTACCTCCGCAACCACCTTAGCCTGGGCCTTGGAGGCCTCTGAGGGTACAGTAGAGCCAGTAAACGACTGGGTTTGCCATGCTCGAATCAGATTGACTGCCTGATCCTTAGCATCCTTAAAGACATCGTTAACCGTCTGTTGCTGAGCAAGTTCCGGATTAGCAACGGCCTGATCGTAGACACTTTTATCAATCGTACCATTAGCCAGGTAGGTATCCAGAACTGACTTGGTGATCTTATTAGATCCTACAAGAAGACTACCATCACGGAGGCCCTTCAATAGAGCAATCTCAAATGATGTGCTACCACCAGTACGGGCCTTATTGATCTCCTCTTCAGACATGCCAGCAAGGCGCATCCGAGTCAGAAGACCATTGGTTGGATCGTTGATAAAGGCATCACGTTGAGCAGCGGGAAGATTATTGTATCGCTCAGCTTCTTGTTGGAACAGCGCAAGTTGATCAGCCTTCCTGGCCTTTTCTTGATCAGCCCCGAACTCCTGAAGTTTGCTTTCCAGATCTTGGAACGTTGTAAGAAAGCGTTCCCGATAGGTACCAACGCCAGACGGATGCCTGGTGCTGCCAAGATTCGTAAGCAAAGCAGTGGCTCCAAGTTGATCTCCAGCTGCCACCTTTTCCTGATAAGCAGCAGCAAGAATCTTTGGAAACTGTTCATTAATTTCCTGATATGAATATGGACTCAGGATCTTTTCTAAAGCCGTAGAAGCTGTGGCAGCAGTTGTTTGATCAGTAATACCACCAATAGCGGTAACACTGTTCTTAAACGCAATATCCTGCTGAAGAGCCTTGGCATTGCTATCCAGTTCTTTACCCCAATCCTCCATGATCCGAAGCTTGGTAACAGCAATGTTATTTGCTGCGTGCTCCATCAACACCTGAGGATTAATCTTAGAAATGCCTGTTTCCAGTGACCACTTCTCGGTAAGTAACTCCATGGCGCGTTCGGCCTGAGCCCTACCCATGCGAGGACCGATGGTAATATCTACCCCGGTATCTGGATCACGAATAACAGCATTCTCACTTCTTGCCTTATTGATGTAGTTAGCAAGAGAGAATGGAGCATTCTGAGCCTGAGCAATGCTGTAGCCGTAGGCCTGCCATCCAGTCAGAGCTGGGGAATTGTTTCGAATGCCAGCAGAAACACCCTCCGCATTAGGAATGGTTTCAGCAACCGTTGCCAATTGATTGTCCCGTTTGGCTGCATCACTGAGACGAACTTCTGCTTCTTTATGCTCTTGTTGATACTTAGGAGAAAGAGAACCACCACCGCTAATGAACTTAGAAAAGCCCTTTGCAATCTCACCCTTTTTCCATTGTTCTCCTTGTTCTTGAACGAACTTAGATAGCGTGGAACTAAAGGCAGTTAGTTGTTCAATTTCTCTATTTTTAAGCTGTGACTGTTGTTCAACAGCCTGAAGCATTTGTTGACTTGGATCGTAAGTTCTTGTAGGACTAAAGCCTGGAGATACAGACGGACCACCAAGAGAAACCTGAGGGCCCTGTGGATCATAAATACTAGCCATGGATTACTTACCCCCAATCTTTTTATCTGGAGCTGCAAATTCATTATAGGTTCCAAGGCCACCAATAATCGAACTGCCAATACCCGATACGAGACCAAGACCACTTGGAGCAGTTGGCCTAATCATCCTACCAGCAGCAGCTGCAGCATTAGCACTTTCAGCCTGTTGGAAGGTATTCTGACTGCTGAGCAAGTAATCCTCGTTGGCATAGCCAAGATTCATGCCAAGCGTTGCCATGTCCCTGCCAAAACTTCTTTCAGCATCCTGGGCAAGGATACCAACGGATTGACCAACCCTACCAGAAGCCAGGATGTTTCCTTGAGCTTGGAGGGCATTAGTCATAAGTTTTTGAGATTCAACTGCTGACTTATCGTATTCGTTTTTCAATTTCATCTGGTCCGCAACATAGGCGCGGTTGGCAGCCTCAGCGTTAAGTTTAATCTGGCGGTTGTAGGCCTCCTGAGAAGCCTGATACGCAGCCATCTGTCCCGCATAAGCCTGCTGTTCGGCTTGATAAGAAGCAATAGAACCTAATCCGGAAGTAACTGCACTGACGGCAGCAATTGCGATTGCGACATCACACATTTTGTTAACTTAGCAAATTCAACATAGGTTAAACGGTCAGGACCCACAGTGCGATACATGAGCTTCTTAAATCCAAGCATATGGAGAAGTTTCATGTGAAGCGAGTTTCGTGGATCAGCAATGTTATGAAGGACATCATAGGAAGTAATTTGATCGACCCATCGTTTTGCTTCCTTAAAAAAAAGTTTTGGATACGGACGGACATGTGGTGTGGTTAGCATCCATATGGATCCGCAATGGGCATCTGTTCTGGATACCCCCGCAATTCCGCAGAGGTCACCCTTAGGATTCAAAAAGGTAACACTGAAATCAGAAGACAAAACAGAAATGGAGAGGGCCAGGTCCATATTTGTATGACCAAGACCCTCTAGTTCTTGATGATCGTCTTCTTGAAGATTTGATGCCACATAGAAAGCATCTTCAACAGTGGCAGGGCGAATTAAATTTACTGCCTTGTCACTCCTTTGGTTGTAAACGATCCTTGCCATGTTAGGCTTGTGATGGCGGTGGGGAAGGGGTAATCAGCTTTAAGCGTAATTGATACCTGATCTGCTTTAGCCATAACAGGAATCGTGTTGGCAATATTTCGAAGCATCGGAAGCGTTTGAGCTAAATAAAGATTGGCTGTAATTTGGGGAAGTTCAGCCAAATAAGAATTACGCCCATCTGCATCAACTTCTACTGTATAAGGACCTGAGTTATAACTACTAACAGTTACCCGATAAATTGTAGGAATGTTAAGGGTATCCGCACTGTTTTCGGTGGGTTTGTAGTACAACGCAGGCAACGTAGCTTCTGCTTCGTAAGTGATACCCAAAGCCCATTGATAGGAAGTTTGATTTCCTTCTAGCAATACAAAGTACTTTTGTCCAACAGGAGCAGCAGCATCGTATTGAATAGGAAGGTTATTAACCCATCCAGGATTGATCGGATCTAGTGATACAACAGTAGCGGTGCCAGTAAATGATTCAAGTCCATCCTTAAAGCAGATCTTTGTTTCGTTAGTGCCGCTTAAATAAATGGTTTGAGGATTGTAATTATAAAAATCCAGTCGAGTATCCACATAGGTATCCTCATATAGCAAGGCCCCACTGGAAGACTCAGTAACCAAATTTACCTTACTTAGAAATGCGTTTGGCTGCTGCGTAACAATATAAAGCGATTCATCATCAAAGTTAACCAAGGAAATGTTTCCAGGTAAAACCCATTTGAACCAGCTATTCATTAACGACTTGCCTTCACTAACCAGCCAACGATACATGTAAATTGCATTCTTTTCTTGATCTGAAAGTAGAACAAGAGTATTAGAAGTAGTGCTTCCCTTAAATGACGTAACTTTAGCAGGCAAGTACGAAGGTATAGGTTTTGTAATGTCTGCTGTTTGTGGTTTTGTAAGGGAATCAGTAATCAGAACTTCTCGAATGCTGGATGCTCGTGAGCTTTGATCCAAAATCATAAAGCTATTACCCGCATCAACCGGAGCAACCTTAATATCTTGACTGAATGTAGAAACAAGGTTAATTTCAGCGGTTGAAGGACTAAAGGCTTCAGTAGATGTTTCAAGGATATACTGTGCATTATCAGCAAACAGCATTAGTCCTCGTGGAATCTGAAGCGAATGTCTCAGTTGAATAGGCTTTTGAGATCCACAAGAAATATCGATTGGATCGCTATTGACAATGGTAATAACAGTACTAGCAAAGAAATCAAAGTAACTTCCAGCTTGACTACAAATTACATTATCATTGCTGAAGAATACCAGTCGATTCTTGAAGAAGTTAATGCCACTGATTGTTGAACCAATGAAGGTAGGATCTGGATTTGATTCAATATCGCCAACAACACGATCATTCCAATACTGACCAGCAGCCAGGTCTACAGTGCCCGTGGTTGATGCTACAGTGTTAATGGTAAAGGTATCACCAAACTCGGAACTGACAACGTTAGAGGCTGTGTAGTTACGTCCTGGACGGATAATCTCAACACCATTGATTGTGTTTGGAAAGGACGTAATAATAGTTAAACCCGCTTTGGTTGTAGTCAGCGGAGGAGCTGGAGCAAAGGCTCCATTCTGAGAAATTTGTTTGTTTCCAACCGTAATAGCATTAGGAGTAGTGGTTTCAGCAATTTGAGAACCATCTACATACCAACGATACCGAGCTGTGGGAATGCCATTAATTGTCACATACACCAACTGAACATAATCAGTTATGGAGGTGTTTGTAGACGTGGTGGTTACGGTACGAGTATAAGTACTAGTTACACGAAGACGTAGATCTGTACCAGTACCTCCACTAACCGAAAAGCTTTCTCCAACTTGATACTTACCAAAAGAATTATTGGTAATCGATATTGTTTGAGGAACACCAGTCAGTGTGGCTGTTGGGGTAACAGCTGTTTGGTTTAGATTACGATAAGTAAAAGATCCATCAGCTTCACGAATAATAGCATGAGGCATGGTGGTACCATCAAACCGAAGAGGCACATTATAACCAATGGTCTCTTTCCAAGAACCCGAGCCATAAGCACCTCCACCATCTGTGGTAAATTTTACATAGTAATCATCACCATTGGAGTTAACATCTCCAGCAACTTTAATAATTGCTCCATTTTTGAATTGCTGAGGAAGACTAGCAATCGATGGCACTTCTCCTTTGAAAGCCTCTAATGCATTTCCAGTGGCACCACCAGAAGCCTTAATTGTAAAATCTGCTCCAGTGTTCTTAACAATGTAAATAGCATTGCCAACTGCTGTAGCTGTAAAAATACCCCCAGCATTAATAGACGCAGTTAGACTTGTAAGTACGTCATTTAACCTATTACTTGTTGAAGAACTGGTAATAGTATAAGTAGAGGCATCTAGAGTAATGGTATAGGTAAGATCACCACCAACTGCATTAACTAGAGCAAATGCAAAATAAGTCTGAGCAGCACTTGTTGCCGCTGCCATTTGGGTAACTACTGTTTTGTTCAGAACAAAATAATAGTCATTAATCTGTAGCAGTGCCAGATCAGCTGAATCGGAATGCGTTGCGTAAGTTGTAGCACTGGCAGCTGGAGTATTGATTGTTTTTGGAACACCAGATTCAGCATCCCAAATTTTCAATACTCCAGCTTTTGAAAACTGAATAATGTAACGCTCTTGATCATCACGGATAGCCATGAACCAAGTGCCATTTGCTGCGGCTCCACTCAGCTTTCCAATACCCTTTAGACCAGGACGTTTGATTAGTCCAAAGGCGGGGTCTGGAAAGTAATTAGTACAAGACCTAAGCTGCCCAGCAAGCTTAAATGCATCTGCTTGTTGAGAAACCCCACCAATTAGGTTAGGAATTTTCTGAGAAATAGTAGCCATTAGCGTGCCAATGCTCGGTATGGTGTGAATGAAATGTAATAGTTTTGACCAGTTTCAATTCCAAAGATGTTGGCTTCGGAGGTCTGCGTATCATAAGACAAACAGTTGGCTCTGGCCATCCCCTCATCTGATTCAAAGATCTTAAATTTCACTGCATCAATATCGCCTGCCACACGATCATAGAAGATACGAGTAGCCTTGATGGTGATGTAATCCTTAAAGATTTGTGGAAGATCCTCAAAGTTGAATGCCCAGATCACATCACAGTAAATTGTGGTGTTAGCGGGAAAGGTGTAGGTGTGATTGATTTTATCGTAAAGCCGGCCTTGGCGCAATACGGTCTGGTATTTTTGTACATTAGCAATCTTGTTATCTGCAATTTGCAGAATAGTATTTGGCACATAGATGTTGCCGTTCACATCAGAGATGAATGGATACTTGTATTCAGTATTGAAGTTCCACCCTTCTCCTTGAACAGAACGGTTAGCATCATCAAGAATGCTAAGTGCCGCAGCCACTTCAGGATTAAACGAATCAAGAGAAGTCACCGGAGCCTGTCCGATGCCAGTAAGCATTTGATTGACAGCTTCAAGCTGTGTGGTAGCAAAAGTCATTGGACAGACACGGGTATAAAAAAAAGGAGGCCCCCGTAGAGACCTCCTAACTTGTTCCTAATAATCTCCAAATTAGGAGTTATCAGACGTTGCGGAATGCACCGGCACAGGACACACGCACGGGACCAGCACCATAGGCCAGCTTACCGACGATCACGTCGCCTTGGTAGATGACCTTGGTGTCGGCACCAGTGGTCTGGACCGAAGGACCGATCGCCTCGACAACGCCAGCAGCGTCACGATGGAAGATCAGACCACAGCTGTTGGTGAAGTTCGAAGCAATACCGTAGTTGTTGTTCTCACCGGTCACAGCAGCAGCGTCGATGGCGGTACCAGCAGCCGAACCATACTTACCCAGGAAGGGGATGTTGTTCGACTTGTAGATGCGGATACCAGCGATCTC